AAAAGTGCGATACCCAGCGCCAGCCATTGTTCTCCCTAGAAAGCCAAAGCGTTATTACTGTCAAGTTTACCAAATACCAAGTCGTTCAAGACCAGGAAAGTCCAGTCAAGCGACGACACACTGATAAGCATGTCGTGACGATCCGTTTGAATCTCATGGTTTACACGGATTATCTGACCGTACTGTTGAATCGAATCCCCAATATCGTTAGGGGTGAAAGTGATGGAAACGACATCACCAATCTCCAACCCCAGGCAGGTCACCTTGTTGGCCGCGCCCACCGTGTCCAGGTTTACCCGTATTGTTTCAAAACGGTACTCCGGGTCACCATACTTCTGCACAAGAAAATCTGCCAGGTTCTGCAACTGCACCTGCGAATCAACCAACGTGTCCAAAGAATACGAGGTTACACCGTAAGCGATCTGTGACCGGTCATTGTCAGCTGTCGCCGTCCCCGCCAAGGAGGTCACAATAGATTGGTTATAGAGAAGCTCAGAGCCATAATTTACGGCCGTCAAAGTGAACGGGATACCCGTCCCGTCATCTTTGAACTCTGTCAAGGAACCCGTCGAAGGGGTCGCATCCAAGCGGTCACTGAAAACCAGGTCACCATTCTTCGCAATAAACAGTAGGCCCTGCTCGGACGCCTCAACCTTCTGCAAGTACTGCAAAGCGTTACCCTCGATGACGTCTGCACCTAACGTGCTGACACCTGCGTCGATGTTGCGCTTACCCGTAGGCCAAGCGACAGTGTCCATGTCGAGGACGTCCGTCACACGCGCCCCAGAAAGCCCTGGTGTAGCCGTCCCAGCTGTCACAAGTTGTCTGGCAAGCAAAGTGAAATCATCTGTCGCTACAGCCTCAGCCCTGGAGTCACCGGTCGGAGTGTAACTAAAGTTCCAATCATCCACCGTCGTAGTAATTACACGTTCCCCGTCAACCGTCAAACGTAGTTCACGCCTAGGCACAATCGCCCCAAAGTAAGGTGAAGCAGCGTAAAGTGGGTCGAACGCGCGGTCCTCATTGCTTGCCACAATGTTTAGTGAGCCGGAGCTGAACCTATCCAGGTCACGGTTCTTACCCCTGCTAGAACTAATGCTAATAACCCTGGAGGTGATGTCTTTGAACACAGTCCCGCCAAGGGTGTAGATGGTGTTGTCGAGGACACCCGCCACAGGGTCATCAAGGATGAACCCCTCAACAGCACCAAGCTCAATAACCGTAGCCATTACGCGCTCGCGAACACAGGGCCACTAGTGCGCTCGTAGCGTTTTATGGCCGTGACAATAGCCTCGCCGATTTGCGCCCCGTTCCCAGAACCGATCCCAGCATTCACCGTAATGTTGTAAGTGTTACCCATCGGCAACTTATCCAACGGGATAACAGCTTCAGGGCCGGCCTCACCAATCAGGGCATTCATCGGGCCGGTCACAATGCCACCCTCAGCGAGTGCCACACGAGGCAAAGAAATGTTTGGCAGTTCACTGATGTTGATACCGAACGAAGTGATGCCGGTCAACGCGGTCAACCATTTAGGCGCACTAACCTGGATACGATTCAGGGCGCGAATGATGAAGTTCACACCGTTGATAATCCCGTTAGCAAAACCCTCGAACATGCCAATCATCCCGTTTATGATGCCGTAGAAGAACTCGCCCAGACCCCCAAAAGTATCCTCGAACATAGTTGTGAACGGTTCAAGAAACGCCATGAAGTTCTCGAACGCCTCAACGAGGTACCCAATAGCAGCGACCAACAACACCGCCAGAATCTCTGCCACAACCTCGAAAATAGGGACCAAGAACTCTAGTAAATCAAGCAACACAGGGAGCACAGCGTCAATCAAAGGCAAAAACGCTTCAATCAAGGTGATCATGATAGGTGCCAGGGTTGCAATCAAATCTGTGAGGACCGGGAGCAACGCTTCCACGATCGGCATGAACGCCTCAATGAGAAGCATAAGAACCGGGAGCAAAGCGTCAAGCGCTGTCAGAAACACGTCAGCAAGCATGGGGGCCAGCTCAGCTATCACCGGCAACAGTTGGTCCAAAAGCTCCACGAACACAGGCAACACTGCCGCAATAATCTCGAAGAAAATCTCAGCCAAGTTTCCAAGGATAGGAATGAGTGGTGTAAACGCCTCCAACAACGCAGGCAACATTCCGACAATGTTTGTTAGTACCGGCCCCAGCTCCGTGAACGCTGTAGCAAGCTCCTCACCAACAGCCTCCAACACCGGTTGAATACCCTCAACAAGTTCAGCAAACACTGGGAGCAACGCTGCGCCCGCAGTTTCCTTGATGTTGTCAAACGATAAGCCCAACTTATCGGACGCATCCGCAGTAGCCGCAGCCACGCCGCCGTACTGCGACTCAACCTCTTTAAGGATAAGTTCCTGAGCGCCCAACAAATCGCCCGACTCCTGAAGAACCTTAACCTGTTCCTTCTGCTGATCTGTGAACACCGTACCGTTACGGGCCAACGCTGTAAGACCCTTAGTTGGGTCCTCAAGGGCTTTACCCAAAGCAATCGCGTTACCCTCAGCGGAACCGACAACACCGGCCATGTCGAACGCCGCAATGGTCACACGGTCGAAGACACCGCCGGCCTCGTCAGCCGAACTCGACAGTTGCTTGAAAGACAACAGCTGTGCCTGAACACCCTTGATAACTTTGTCGTCGACAGCGATGCGCATTTCCTGCGACTTGGCAAACTCACCTAACCGGTCAGTGACCTTAGCTGTCTCGTCGCCGAACACACCGGTGGCGGCAGCAACAGCTTCCAAACGTGCCTGTGCAGTGGCCGCAGCCTCCGCAGCAAGAACAGACTCTTTAGCGAAGTTGCCGATAGCGCGGACAGAGAACGCTGCACCAACCGCGAGAGCAATCTTGCCGAGGCTAGAACTAAACCCCTTCAGCGCACCCTCAGCCTGCTTCAGCCCGCTCTTATCAAAACTAGAAACAATCGGGAGCTTAATAGCCATTATTTATCCCTCATTCGCCTGGAAACAATCTCGCTGTACTTCTCAAGGATGCCCCGCGCAATACGCTCCACGTCAGGTTCCTTCTTCTTCCACGCAGGAATAGCGAAACGCCCCAACCCTCCACGAATAGGCACACGGTTATTCAGCGCCGAAATCATCGCCCGCCCTTGCACGGTTTTCCCTGAGGACTTAGACCCAGCCAGCTCAATAATGTTGAACCCCGCATTAGGTCGACGATCCGTAAAGTTAGTCGACACCAGTGTGCTGAAAGCCTTACCGGGTTTCGTGCGAAAACTAGTGTTCACCTTCGCTGTCGGCCGCGACCAAATGTAAGGCTCCGACCCGCCCTTCTTAGCAAACCCGGAAATAGGTGGCACCGTCGGAATCTGCGCCCGCACAGACTCATTGATTGGCTTCAGCTGAGTACGGAACTCTTTCCGCAACTCGTTGACAAGCTTAGAATCAACGTCCTTTAGCTCACGCAACACAGCAGAAAAATCTGCCTGTTTGATAGTGAAATTAGCGGGCATGATACTTCCATTCTACTTCCGCCCCCGCCTACCGCTCTGAGCCTGAGAACGCGCAACAATGTACCGAGCCATCGTCCACAACATACGCGGGTCCTCCTCCATCAACTGACGAGGAGCAATGCCTGTTTCCACAGACAACGCCGCAATCTCCCAATGGAGGCTAGTTTCACCTAGCCCCTTTATTTTTTTCCTGAAGCCTCAGACACGCTAGAAACAGACTCAACCCACTTCTCAAACGTTTCCGTAGTCCGGGCAGTACGCTTCAGCACATGCCAGGCAAGGAAGAACAAGTGAGTGAGCCGAATCTCTTTCTCCAAACGTGCCACACTCAAATCGAAGTGTGACTCAAAAGCGATCAGGTCGGCCGCAATAGCAACACAGTCTGCGGTGGTTTCATCAAGGAACTGAACTTGTAGGTTTATGGGATTCATGCTTACGCAGTGCCCCTAGTGATGACACCGTCAGCCAGAGGCCAAGACACTGACAACGTAGCGAGGTCGCCCACAGAGGAAGCCAGAGGGCTGTACTCGGTGACCAAGAACACACCAGTGTAGCTGGGGTTAGTGGCCGAAACGGTACTACCCTGAGGCAGAATCGTCACGGTAGCCTGCGAACCAAGCAAAGGCCACAAGGTGGCGTCCACGCTGGATGCTCCGAAGTCTTGGTGGAAGTCAAGCGAAATGCTTGCATCTTTCAAGCCCGAAATGCGCTGGACGAAGGTGTCGCCAAAAGCGGTGACTTCTTGCTCCGAGGCGCTTACATCGAGAGTCGCTGCAGCCAAGCTTGTGCTGAAGTTAGTCCCGTTGATTGAAATGCTGTAATCAGTAGCAACGAACTTTGCCACAGTTTTCTCCTTATTAGTCTGCGAACACAGTGACGGCAAAATCTGCCGACAAGTAGGTTATATCTCCAATTGTAACCGATTGAACGTTGGTCATCTCAGTGACGCGCGTATCGTATGCGCTACCTGCCAGAGTCTTATCGGACTCCACAGCGCTCTTCACCGAACGGCCACCATCGTCAGAGATAAGGTCATCCAGTGATCGTTGCGCCTGCGAGGTTGCTATACGCCCGAAGATGACAGTGACCACGAATGAGTACTCCGTCAGCCCCCGTTGCATGGCCGTGTTGTAGCTGACCGAACCTAGCTGCACAACCGCTGCAGGCATCGCAGGATTGTCAGGAATATCGGCGTATGTTCTGATGCCACTAATAGTGCCCAGGTTGGTTGCAAGGGCTGTGCGCATAGCAGTTATGCTCACGCCATCCTCAGCTTCCGGTAAGGGTCAATCAGTCGGGCCACGTCGGGGTCGGTTCTGCCGATACGAACGGCACCCATGTCGGAGAAACCCAGCACACCTGTCGGGGACTCGTAACGCTTATAGGCGCGGAGTGAGGCGAGGATGGTTGCCTGCTTGATAGCGATAGGGATAGAAGCCATACCGAACACTGCACGGATCTCCACAGACGCCTGCCCTGCGCTAATGTCCCGTGGCTCATAGATAGGCCACAGCAGGTCACCCACAGCACGAATACGTGTGAATGGTGTGGCAATACCTCCAGCGATACCGTTCAACGGTTCGAGCTGGTAGTCGCTTTCAGCCCATTCCTGATTGAACCCGCCTTCACCTGTAGTGTCGGTCCTGATTCTGTCGATAGAAACAATGTCATCAGTTTCGAGGAAGAAAATGTCTGTCGGAATATATACGCGTGTGGCCGTGCCAGCACTGTAGAAAGTGCGTTCGCAGTATGCGTCAATGTCGCGTGATGCTGACTCGATAGCGATCTCTAGCAGTGTGTCGTCGATAGTGTCTGTGATGCGAGCTGCAGCTTTCACGTCAGCCAAAGTCGCATAAGGGTTAGTCATTGCCATGTAGAAGCCTCCGCTACTAGTTTACCCGTTGCC